TTTGTTCAACTTGATTTACGAATTTTTCGAATTGTTGTCTCTTTATTTTTATAACTCTTCCGACCATTAAATGATATTTACAATCATAATCTTCACGGATTATATCCCTTAATCTGTGCTGACCTATACCAAATAAATCTGATGTCTCCTTTATAGATAATAAAAGTTTATCTTTCATACAATCACCTCCATTCTTGAGGTAATCATAATCTTTTTACCAGTAACCTACGTACGGAAAAATTAAGAGGGAATGCTATTTACACGCCCTCTTAATCAATACTGACGCTACTCTACTTTGTTTGCCTTGTTATACTGTGCTGTGCTAATTCCAAGAATAACTCCCAGGAATGTGTCAGCAGCTGTAATCGTACCCACAACCTGCTCACCATATGGGAGTCCCCAAATACCTGCAAGAGCAAAATATAAAGTACCAGCCGCTGGAAGCAAATACATTGCAATCCATTTCAGTGTGTCGTAAGCCTTATCATTAAGTTTCATCATGTTCATCGTGTTCATCCTCCTTATTTTGAATAAATTTATGTATTGGAAGTTTATCGACCTCCTGCATAATTCTTTTAGCAGAGCCGTTACCTCCCAATTTTTCATATGGTTCAAAAAGATATACTTTCAAATTTTCATATTCTTCCTGGGTAATATACCCTCTCTCGATATATGACATACCGAGATACATAATCCTATCGTGAGCCAAACCGACAAGCATTTCTGTCTTAATGTCTTTATTTTCAATCTTTCTCGATAAATATGCCCATAAACCGGAAGATGCAAGTACAGAACTTAGAACCGTAATTGCTATTTGTAGCCAAGTTTCCATAATTCCTCCCTGTTTAGTATTCTTTTCCAACAATTTCAAAATATTCATCTTCTGTAATCCAACGACCTACTGCCAAACGCACTCTTCGTTCATCCCACAGTTTATTGTCATAATATTTTTTTACTTTCTCGTAATTTTTGCTATGTTCCATATAAATCTCTCTTTCCTGTTTATAATTCCACATCCTGCATCATTGCTAAGAAATCGATGTTAGATGACATCTTAGCTATAGCGATTTCTGTGGTTGAAAACTGGCGTAATACAAACCAATATTCGTTAAACATTTTTGTAATCTGAACAAGGTCCATATTTTCCATAGTCACTTCTGAATCCGAAGATTTTATTGTTATAGATGACAACTTACCTTCAAACATATCCGCTGTAAGTTTGGACGTTGAGATATAGTTATCACCATTTTTTCTAAGATTTTCAATGATAGTGCCATCAGACAGTACCATAGTATAAATTAAATCTTCCATATACTTATCCTTTCCTATAGACTCCCCCGCCTACAAGGGCGGAGATTTTTACTTAACCAATGGTTACATACGGACGAACCCCACTAGAGCCCGAAGCAGTGTAGTAGTTCGCAGGACCATTGCCGTTTACATTAGCAAAACAAGTCGAAGACACAACATCTCTAAGCCAAATCCAACTTTTTTCTCTATTGTTGATAGCTCTTGGATTAAGTGCAAACAGAGCCAACTGCTGCTTTGCTACTGTAAATCTTTTAGGAATATTGTCTCCATTATTTGCTGGAGCGAACACATAAGTTCCATATACCATAATCTCATTCATAAGTTCTACTGTAGAATCAAACCATCCACATGCTGAAGGTCGTCCATCAGTAACTGCATTTGTTAAGTATTCTCTATGAGTAAGAACCATATCACCAAATGCTGCCTTAATTGTAGTCTTTGCAGTTTCGAGATTCTCCGTATACATCTTAGAACCTACATATCCACCTGTCGTGACATCTGATTCGTTCATCTGGGCATCATATAATGACCTATCTGGAACAATTATCAAATGATGTTTTGTAAATGCTGTATCTCCACAATTGTAGAAATAATCCATATCGGCAATAACCCATGTCACACCACTGATAACCCAATAATCTCCGATAAATAGGTCATCAAAAGTTCCATTTTGAATAGCAGTTTTCTGAGCTGCTGTCACCGATGAGCCAAGTTTCTTTCCTCTGTATACATTTCGATGATTAATAGCTGATACAAGACCAGCAAATTCTACTGCTGCATTTGCAACAGTCATTTTCTTTGTTCCGCCCGTACCATCTTTGATAATTACATCGCCACTATCAAATCTAGTCACTGCGGAATAATCTGTTACTTTAGGCATTTTAATTAATCCTCCTTAAAATAAAAAGAGCCTTAGATTTCTCTAAAGCCCTTTGTAATCACTGTCTAACAGCGCATGATCTGTCACATATCCTAATCTGCTGATAACGCTTCTTATAAACGTATCCAAATTATTAACCTGCTGTTTCAACGATACCACTTCGCTTTCATCGGCAAATATAACTCGTCCTTGTATTTCTTTACCGCTTGAGTCACATATGTTCTGCCCTGATGAATCATAAATCGGCTGTAACACCGAATGTTCGTTAGCTAACTGAGAACTAAACTTTCCAACATCTGCTCCAAGAATTTCTTCATAAGCAGCTTGCGCTAATAAAGCTGAATTCGCCGCTGCTGTTTCAGACTTCTTTGCATTCGTTGCTGATGTTGTAGCATTACTTGCTGAGCTTGCTGCTTTTGCCGATGCATCTACAGCCTGTTCGGCATATTGTTTAGCTGTAATATACTCTGTCGTGGATCTTATGCTTTGTTCCTGTACTGGATTAAAATCAATCTGTACTGCGATAGCCCCACTAGATACAATCTTATTATTCAACTCAATTTCAACAATCGGATTTATCTCTCCAGCCAAAGCTGTCATCTGCTTTGTAACTTCGAAATAAACTGTATGCATGGCAGAGTCCCATCCTAATGCAGGATTATACACAAAATTACCATCAACTTTGCCGCATCTGATATTGACAGTCGCATTTGCCGGTATCGTATATTCAAGTCCGTCATTATACAGCTTTACTGCGATAATCGGTAAGCCCTGGTCATACTGTACAAGATGAACCGGACGCACAATCTGACGAGCTGTCATATCAGCATAAGTATAATGTATAACTCTACTAGAGTCTGGTGTGTAAACTTCTATTTCAATCACCTCCTAAATCGATGCCAGTCATCATAGATAAAAATTCTATATCTGAACGAAGTTTGTTCTGTTCAGTTGGGTTTTGTTCAACTAATGATGTTAAATTTGGTTCATCATATGATGAATCACCTTCTTTAAGTATTAATTTTGTATTGATTTCTTCCATAAAGCCTCCTAGTAGTTATACCAACCAGCATCAATAAGAACACCTCGATCAAATTTCAAATAGGCATTACTCCAATTTGCAGCGGTTCCATTATCATTCATAGAACCCACTTGTACAAATTTCATTGTTCCAGTTATACCACTACCGTTTTCCCATGAAACATTCTTTAATTTATTAAAATGAAAATCCATATCACATCCAAGATTCAATGAATCGGCGCAATATTTAACTCCATTTGAAGTATGTTCGTTTCGCTCATATAAAAGCTTAATAAGATAATTTTGATCATATTTTTGTTGTGAAGCCCAAGTCATATAGTCTCCATCGTAATCCAATTCAAATACTAATCCTCGTCTATTAGAGTCTCCAGTCCAGTTATTAGTACCTACGTTTCCAATATATGCGTTAGCATATTTATAACGAGATACTCCAGAATCAATAGTAACTTCTTTGTCGCCAGCTTTACATTTTACGTTTTTTGATGTTACTTCTAATGCGTTTACGAATGTTGTCGTAACGGTGTCTTTTGTTATCTTTGTAACCTGAGAACTGGTTTGATAATCTTTTTTTTCAACTTCAGACATTGTTGTATATTCACTGTCATTAGTTAATTCTGATACCTTTGTTGGTATGTCATCATTAGTAGCATAATTACTATCATTTGTAAGTTCAGATATTTTACTCGGTATTATTGGTGTACCAGAGATATTCTCATACGATATTTGTACATCTTCTGAAAGTGTTATACCATCTCTATCTAAACGAATAAGAGTATTACCATTAGCATCTTTTATTAGCGCTGTACCATTTGAATTGTTCTTTCCACCAAGAATTAATGTGCCCCCATTTATACGATTTGCACTCATCGTTCCTGTCTTAACAAAATCTGCTACAATCTGTCCATCCTGAGTCATAGCTAAAGCAAATGGACCATTATATCCGGTTGAAGAATATCCTAATCCACCTTTATTCCAGCGCCATACTCGCTTAGCTGTAGCAATGTCATCTGTATCCATAATAAGAATTTCATCCGGATAGCTTCCACCAGTGCTACTATGTAATATTACATATCCACCAAGTCCACCACTAATTAATTTTGTGGCAGTATCTATAGCTTGTTGCATAAATGTTTTAGAAATAGTATCAGTAATAGCCTGATTCTGATTTGAAATAGTTGTTGCTAAATCGGTTCTAGCTTCTCCTAATTCAATAGATACATATTTATTGCTTATAGCATCATATGTTGTTTTTATACATTTTGCTGTAGAACTTACATTTAGCTCTGGAAATTCTACATTAACAGTATCACAAAGATGAACGTCTTCTAATAAAGCATATTTTTCATATTCAGTTGATTGCGATAATTGAATAAACGATACTGTAAGAGAAACTGCTGGAATTCCTATATTATATGTTTCCATATAACTATTTGCTGCCTCTCTAATTTGGTCCTGAGTTGGCTTTTCTTGCCATTCATCTGATAAATCCAAGGGATAAATCTTTGTAAAATTATATGTTCCAGATGCATTAATAACTTTTTCATCTAATTGCATTAATCCTTCCTCTTCTGAATACCAGAATGGATAAACACCAGTATAGACTGAACTGCAATTTTCTTCCTGCTTTAAATCAGTGAGATTTTTACCATATCTTATGCTAACTCCACGATTTAAACCTCTTTTATTCCATAACTTTACATTATACTTATCGAATTCGTATTCGCCACCATAAACATCAAGTATAGAACCTTCAACTCCACCTAACAACGAACGCATACTCATCGGTTTTATTACCGTTAAATTCGCTGTGGTCGATTTATCTGTAGTAAATATAAAAGGGCATTCTATGGCAGAAGCAGATTTCATATTTATAAATGCATTTTGAACTGTATCCGCAACAAATGGAGATGCTGGATAGCCAGACAGATCATAACTTATATGTTCAGCATTTATTGTTACTATCCCATTAATCGGTTTAGTAATCGAATAAATTCTAAATGGTTGTAAATCTGAATATGGATTAGCCTTTGCCATAATTATACGCCTTAATTGTAAATCGTTATATTTTCTTCCTGTTATCGGATATGTCATTTCAAGTTCGAATTCGCCATTTCTTTCTTCGACAACTTGACACGAAATAGCATCATTTAATGAACCTAACCCATTCGTATTGAATTCTGTTTCTGTTGATTCGTAAAGTGTGATTACAGCGTCCACCATTTTGGTATCACCTCCACCTTGGTTATTCCTCCTGAGAAAGAAACCTCATTTTCTCCCTTTATTAGTTTTGGAAATCCGTTAGATAATGTAGCTGTTGAATTACAATTAATCGCATCTTTATATATATCCTGAAGTTCACTATCAACAACTACATACGAATCAATCTTCGATAATGTAATAACGTAATCTCCGATTCTAAGTATTCCTTCATCAGAACCATAAACTTTGATAATTGGTAAAGATTTGAAATTTGTAGGATTTCTTAATTTGCACGTTTTAGTAATTAATATTCGATTATCTCCAGATTTTAGAAAACGCTGTGGCTTACAATTAAATGAAACAGTAACACGCCCCGCATGTTCTAGTATATTAGTAATTGTTCCACCGCTAGCATAAGTAGCTAATCTGTAGTATTCTGCTTCATAATTATCTTCTAGCCTAGCATATCCTGAAGCCGAATTTAACCATTCAGAAATACAATTTGCCATTTCAGCAAAATTTCTCTTTTCTGAGCCAATAGCTATATCATAACTTCTAGTTACGTTTTGATAAGAACCTTTATCAACATAAACGTCACCATTACGCCCAGGAATATGTGTTACATCATAATCCTTTTGCGGATATTCATATCCAGGAGGATGCTCTACTTGGATATCAAATTCTTTTGATGAAACACCGTTAAAAATAATTATGCCCATGTAGCATCTCTCCTTTCAACTTGTCTCTGAAGTATATTAGATACTTCTTCTGCAATTTCTTTAGGATTATTACCCTGATTATTAAATGTATTAGTAAATGAATTACCGCTGTTTGATTTTGCTAATATATCAGAAAACTTGTCGATTCCTTCGTTCTGACTATTAACTTTATTATTTCTAGTTTCATTAATACTATTACCAGTTCTATTAGCTACATTTAAAGAACCCGATAAGGAATATCCATCAATATTATTCATCATTTTGAATAATTGCTCAGAGCCCTTACGTACATTTGATAAATCCATCACTGGTCGAACGGTAGGCTGTTCGTCAAAAATATCTGCATATAAGGAATCATTAAATTCTGATAAAGAATCATTAAATGAATTTACAGCATCTTTAGCCATTCCGACAGTAGCATTGGCAACTTTTTTAGCACCAGATTTTATACCTTTAATAAATCCCTCGTCTGTGTATTCACCAAACTTCTCAAATAACTTCGATGGGGAATGTATTCCCAAAAAGTTTTTTACTCCATCTACAGCATTACTTACCGTATTTTTTACGCCATCTTTTACTGCTTTTCCCATATTTTTGACTCCATCTATAAAACCATGCATACATTTTTTACCATAGTCTTTAAATTTGTCAATAAATTCATTTATAGCATCAAGTGCTTTATCAATTATTTCTTTTACGGCGTCTTTTAATTTTGATAATTTATCCTTAATACCTTGGATAAGCCCGGAATTCATTATGTCATGTCCTATTCCTTTAATATCAACAATACCGCCTGTAAGAACCAAAATAGCAGTACGAATTAATGTTGTAAATAATTTTCTTATATCTTCTGCTAGACGAACTGAATTATTATCAATAGCTGTAATAATGCCTTCTATGAACGATAACAATAAGTCAACACCCGCTTGAATAACATCTGGAAGTTTTTGAGCAATTCCCTCTATGAAGTTAACCACGATATCTATTGCGGTCTCTACGACCATACCTATATTATCCGCTATACCTTTTAAGCAGGCTATTAAAATATCAAATACAGCTTGTACAATTTCGGGCATATGTTCAGCCAATGTCTGTAGTGTTGTTGTAAATAATAGCACTAATGTTTCAACTAATTTTGGTACTACGTCCGCAATTGTTTTTAAAAACGCAACTACTATAATTGTAAGTGCTTCGCAAATTTTAGGCGCTGCATCTGCTAATGCTACACAAAATGCTCCTATACCTTCGGCTAGCTTGGCTAATACACTTGGTATTAAACTAGCCATTCCGGTTACAATAACTGATTGCGCTTCCATAAACGCTGTTGCACCTGCTTTACCAGCTATAACAATCATGTTAAAACCTATTGCGATTGTTTGTAAACCAAGTCCTATGGTTAATAATCCAGCTCCGATAGCAACTGTCCCTACACCAATGAGAGCGAACGCTCCAGCTAAGGCTAGAATACTAGGTATAATTGGCGATAAAACAGCTCCAGCAATACCTATAATTGTAAATGCTCCAGCAATTGTTATTAACCCCTTCGCTATCGATGACCATTTCATATTACCTAATATTTTTATTATAGGGGTTAAAATTGCTAATGCAGCACTCGCAACCAATAACGCAGCCGAGCCAGCTAACGTACCTTTCATAAGTTTCAGTGCAATTGTTAATATAGTTAATGAACCGCCAAGAGTTACTAATCCTTTTGCTATCTGTTTTACACTCATATTTCCCATTATGCCAAGTGCAGTTGCTAATATAATAAGAGCTGTAGAAACGGCAATAAGTCCGATTCCAGTTGCTACAACATTTTTAGGCATAAATCTTAACGCACTCGTTACTTCAAATAAAGCAATAGCCATTGCTGATAGACCCTTGGATATTTCTTTAATAGACAAACTACCAAAACTACTTATAGCAGAAGCCATTATTTTCATAGCTGCTGCTATAGCTATTAAAGCTATTCCGGTAGAAATGACATTTTTAGAACCACTTGTAAGTTTTGTAAATATCGCTATTTCCGTAAGTAAAGCTGCTATACTAACTAATCCTTTTGCTAATTCATTCCAGTTTAATT